CGCCCTGGACGCCAGCAAGTTCAGCGTGCTGCGCGCCTACGTCAGCACCAGCAGCGGTGACGTAACCAACCACCTGGACCTGAAGATGGGCGCGGAAACAATCACCAAAACCCTGGTGGTGCGCCACGCCCTGCCGCGCAGCAACAGCAGCGCTCTGAACTTCCCCACGTTCTACCTTGACGCCATCACGTCGGCCAACTTCACCGGGTCAATGGGCAGCTTCGACGTACGCAACATCACCGTGAGGCAGGAATGAAACCCGCCAAGAAGGGCCGGTCCTTGCCCATAGAACCGAAGAAGGTGAGCCGATGGCCCTGCCCGTAATTGAAAGCTCGACTGACTCTGGCACCCCCACCTCGCTGACAGGTTCGGTCACGATCAACCTAGGCACAAACGCCAACGGGGCGCTGTGGGCGCAGCTGGTGGACCCCGTCACGGCGGGCAGCACGCTGTCTGCCTTGACTCTGGACGGCGTTGATATTTTGGGCTCGGTGGTGGGCCCCACCTCGATGGGTGGTTTCAACCTCTACAACGTCCACCACGTCACCAGCCTGACGGGCAGCAAAGTCCTGCTGGCCACCTGGGGCACTGCGGGGTTTAAGTCGGTCATCGCGGTCGCGTTCTCAGGCGCAGACCAGACCACGCCCTTCAGCGGCCGACAGACGCAGTATTCGGCCAGCGGCACCAATCCTCTGTTGACCGTTGCCAGCGACACGAACAGCCTCGTCGTCATGGGCGTGCAGTCTGGTGGCGGCGGCACGCTGACCCCGGGCACGGGCAGCTCTCACATTGCAGGCGTGGCGGCCAATTTCCGGTACGCGCTGCAAGAGAACGGCGGCACGTCGACCACCATCGACGGCACGTTCGCCGCGCAGCAGTATTGGGCGTCCGGCGCGTCGGTGACTGGAACCGCGGGGCTCACCGGCAGTTTCACCCTTGCCGACTTCGTGCTCAGCGGTGCCTTCGCCACCGGCGCGTTGTCTCAGTTGGCGGGCAATTTAACGCTCGACGACTTTGTCCTCAGCGGCACGCTGGGCCTGACGCCAGGCCGGGTCGACACCCAACCCTTCAAGAACTGGAGCGGCACTTTGTTGCCCGGCGTCACTGTGCCCAACGTGGTGTTCCTCAAGCTGGACCGCACACTGCCGTTAGCGCTGGTCAACCAGGTCACCGCAGGCGACGGCGTGGTGACCATCACCAACGCGGCCCTGGTCACCGGCACCTACTACATCATGGTCAGCTTCGACGCGACCGGCGCTAACATCGGCGCTGAACTGGTGCTCGCAACATGAGCTACCGCTACGGGGGGACCAACCCTGCCGGGGGGTATCACTACGGCAAGGGAGGCCTGGGCGTGCTCGGTTCTGCTGTGCCGCCAGACGGGTACGACGGTGCCAGCCCGGTCTACGCAGGATTGTCGCTGCCGGCCGAGGCCAACGACGAGTTCAAGATCGTCATCCTCACGAGCCCGACCCTTGGTGCTTTGTTCGTCTACGAGGACACCAGCTTCAACTTCACCGGCCCTGATGGCGTTCACACCTGGACCTACAGGGCCTACAAGAACGGCATTGCGTATGGCGACGGCACGGTCACTTTGATCCTCGGAGAAGGTTTGGGTGGCACGTTGGTCTGCGACGACTTTCTGCTCAACGGCGACTTCATCGGCGTCGAGGCCTCGACGACTGTCGTGGGGCGACGTATCGGCCCTCGCATCGGCCTGCGCGCGAACGGCGAACTGATCGTTCTGTTCTGAGCCTGTAGCCCTGCCACAAGCGCGTGGCTCAACAATCGGTTCTTCAATGAGCGATCCGACCGATGCACTGACCCAAGACCCCGATGCGGAAACCAAAACCGCAACGGTGAAAATCGCGGAGCAGACGCAGGTCGAAGACCTCAAGTGGTTGATGGCACACGCACAGGGGCGACGCATCGTCACCCGGGTATTCGAGAAGACAGGCATCCGCCGCACACCGTTCCACACGAACGGCAGCACGATGTCCTTCAACGCAGGCCAACAGAATGTTGGGCTGTGGCTCGAAGCCCTGGTTCTTGACGCCAGCCCCGACGCGTACTTCAAACTCCTGAAAGAGTTCTCACGAAATGAGTGAAGCGCAGAACACCGGCTCAGGTCCCGCTCCCACGCCAGCCCCTGCCGGGGAACCGCAAGGCACGTTGCCGACAGGCGCGACGCCGACTGACCCGACGCCGACAGGCGCTCCTGCACCAGGGACTGCTCCAGCAACCCCGCCAGCGCCTGGCGAGTCTGCTGAAATCGTCTACGAGTTCAAGGCACCTGACGGTGTTGAACTGGGTGAGGGCGACCTCAACGAGTTCAAGACCATTGCGAAGGACCTGAAGCTGCCCCTTGAGCACGCACAGAAACTCGTCGACCTGGCCGCCAAGCGCGAGCAGGCACGAGCTGAAGTGTTCGCCACGACGGTCGCTGGATGGGCCGAGCAAACGACCAACGACAAGGAACTGGGCAAGCCCGAGAACTTGGCAATGGCGCAAAAGGCTGTCGAGACTTTCGGATCGCCTGAATTGAAGCTGATTCTCAACAGCAGCGGGCTGGGCAGCCACCCCGAAGTTGTGAGGGCCTTCCTCAAGATCGGCAAAGCAATCAGCGAGGACGCGATCCTTGGCAAAGGTGCAGGCGGAAGCAGCACCCGAAGCCACGCCGACGTCCTCTACGGCACCCCCGCAAACTGACCTGACAAGGACACCCCACCATGGCTACCCTTTCCACAAAATCCGGCGCAGTCACTCTGCTTGACTGGGCCAAAAGCATCGACCCCGAAGGCAAGACGCAGACCGTCGTTGAACTGTTGAACCAGTCCAACGAAATTCTGCTCGACATGCCCTGGATCGAAGGCAACCTGCCCACCGGCCACCGCGCCGCGATCCGCACCGGTCTGCCCACCGCCATCTGGCGCAAGCTGTACCAAGGCGTGCCGGCCAGCAAGTCGCTGCGCGCAACTGTCGAAGACAGCGTTGGCATGCTGGAAACCCGGGCCGAGGTTGACAAGGACCTGGCCGACCTGAACGGCAACACCAACGACTTCCGCATGTCGGAAGCCCAGGGGTTCCTGGAGGCGATGAACCAGACGATGGCCGACGCCGTCATCTACGGCGACTCGTCCGTGAACCCTGAGCGCTTCAACGGCCTGGCCGTTCGCTACAACACCATCAACACCGGCACGTCTGAAATTGCCAAGAACGTGATCAGCGCTGGCGGCTCCGGCAACTGCACTTCGGTGTGGTTGGTGGTCTGGGGCAAGAACACCATCACCGGTATCTTCCCCAAAGGCTCGAAGGCCGGCCTGCAGCACGACAACTTGGGCGAGATCGACGCGTTCGACGGCAGCAACAACCGCTACCGCGCCTACGCCGACCGCTGGCAGTGGAAGTGCGGCGTGCACGTCAAGGACTGGCGCTACGTGGTCCGCATCGCCAACATCTCGCTGACTGACCTGTTGGCGCAGTCGGGCACGCAGGCCAACACCTCGGCCAACTGGCTGCCCAAGCTGATGGTCAAGGCGATGGCCCGCATCCCGTTCATGGGCATGGGCACCGCAGTGTTCTACGCTTCGCGCACGGTCAAGGAAATGTTGGCCGTCGGCGCGCTGGACAAGAGCCAGCAAGTGCTGTCCATCCAAGCCGCGTTCCAGCAGTACGGCAGCGTACAGCCAGGCTTCGTGGCAGCCGGCGGCACGCTGACGGTTCTGGGGGTCCCGGTTCGCACCGTGGACCGCATCCTTGAAACCGAGACCGCGCTGACCTAAGCCGGAGCAGAGGCCTTCAGGCCTCTGCAACCAAACCTCTTCCAGGAGAACCCCATGTTTGTTGATACCCAACTCGAACTCTCGGACGCCCAAGCGGTCACCGCCACGGCGATCTCGGCCAACGTCATCGACACCCAGGCCGCGCTGGGCGGCGGCACCAACATCGCCGGCGGCAACGCCAACCAAGACATCGGTCAAGGCGAGGACGTCTATCTGGTCGTCACCACGCAGACCGCCATCACCGACACAGGCTCTGACGCCACGCTGACGGTGACGCTGGAGTCCGCCACTGACGCCGGTTTGACGACAGCAGCTGTGGTGCACTTCAGCACCGGCGCGCTGGCCTTCGCCACCTACGCCCCCGCGGGCTCGGTCATCGCCGTCATCAAGCTGCCGGTTGCCGACTACAAGCGCTACCTGGGTTTGCGCTACACCGTTGCTTCGGGTCCGTTCCTGACCGGCAACATCGACGCGTTCCTGGCCAAGGACATCCAGCGCAACAAGATTTACAAGTCGGCCTTCACGGTCCAGTAAGCGAAAGGACCTGACCCATGAGCACGGTACGAGTGGTGGCCCTGGAACGCGGGCACGACGGGCGAATTCTGCGCGAGGCGGGCGAGCAGTTCGAGGTCAACGAAAGTCGACTGAAGGACGGCAGCACCTGGTTCGTGCCAGTGGCCAAGGCCCCTAAGGCCAAGCCCGAGAACCCGAACGCCAGACCGCCCGGCGCGGGGCCTGCCAAAGGCTCTGCTGAGCCTGAAGCGCCGCCCGACGACCTGGCTTAAAAGGCGGCCGCCAGCAACCACAAAGGGACCGCAGCAAGCGGTCCCTTTTTTCTAGGAGCACCCCATGAAGATGGTGAGCATGAACGTCAAGCCTGACTACAGCACCTGCGGACCGGGCGAGTACAACGAAAGCTCGCGGCTGTACCTTACCGCGGAGCAGGTTGAAGCGCTCGGCATCAAGTCGACGCCGGCACCCGGCACGGTGTTCTCCCTGCAGTGCAAGGCCACGACCAAAGAAGTCACCGCGCGGGCGGAGGACGAGAAAGACGAAGGGCCGAAGATCAGCTTGACGCTGTGCATCGACGAAATGGCGGCAACCCCCGCCACGACCGACCACGCGTCGATGCTTTACGGGGGCTGATATGGCCTCAGACGTCGACATCTGCAACCTCGGCCTGGCCCACATCGGTGCGGAGGCGCAGGTCGCGGCCATCTCCCCGCCCGACGGCAGCTTCGAGGCAGGGCTGTGCGCGCGGTTCTACCCGCTCGCGCGCAAGGAGCTGCTGGACGCGGAGACGTTTTCCTTCGCCAAGAAGCGCGTGCAGCTGGCTGCGGTCACCAACACCAGCCTGGTCTGGCTCTACGCCTACGCCGTGCCGGCGGACCTGATCAACGCACTGCGCATCTTGCGGTTGAAGTACGTCAACGACGCCAACCTGCTGTGGCCTGCGGGCACCTCGTACACCAGCTTCGATTGGCGCAGCGTGGACGAGCTGTTCAGTGAGCGCGGCAGCGCCGACTACGAGATCGAGGGCGACGTGCTGCGTACGAACGAGCCCGACGCCGTGCTGCTCTACACCTCCGACGTGACCGACAGCACCAAATTCTCGCCGACCTTCACCGCCGCGTTTGGCATGTTGATGGCCGGCTACCTGGCGGGGCCCATCATCAAGGGCGTCGACGGGGCCAAGGTCGGCGCGCAGTGGCGGCAGGCCGCGTACAACATGCTGGCCAAGGCCGCCGCCTCGGACGCCAACAGCAGCAGTGAGCGCGGGCAGCACGTCGCCGAACATATCAGGGCCCGCGCATGAGCGTGAAGACTCTTCTGCGCAGCTTTGCGGGCGGGGAGATAACCCCCGAGCTGTACGGGCGGCTGGACCTGACCAAGTATCAGACCGGCTTGGCCAAGTGCTTGAACTTCAGGGTCTTGCCTCACGGCCCCGCCCAGCGCCGCCCCGGCTTTCGGTTCATCGCGCAGTGCAAAGACAGCACGCGCGCCGTTCGCATACTGCCGTTCGCCTTCAGCGCGGATCAAACCGTCGTCCTGGAGCTGGGCCACCAGTACGTGCGTTTTCACGTCAGCGTTGCGGGCGTAGCTTCACCGCTGCTGGAGGCCACCTGGTCACGGTGGTCGCGCACGGCTGGGCGACTGGTGACTGGGTCTTCATCGGCGGGCGGTTCTTCATCGCCACGGTGACGGGGGCCAACACCTTCACCGCTGCAGGTTTGCGGGGCGAGGCCGCCAGCCCCGGCGCAGCGTCGACGACAGCGGCACGGGTCTACACCATCGCCTCGACGGTCTTGAACACGGACCTTTTCCGGTTTCATTACGCCCAGAACAATGACGTCCTGACCCTCGTGCACCCGAGCTACCCGGCGGCCGAGCTGCGCCGTGTCGGGGGCACCAACTGGACGTTGACCAACATCAGCTTCGCCCCTTCGGCGACGGTACCGACCGGGGTCAGCGCGACGGCCACCGTGGCGGTGGCCACCAACCTGACGCCGCAGCATTACGTCGTCACCGCGGTGGGGGCAGACTCGGTCACCGAGTCGTTGGCCAGCGCCGACGTCGTGTGCAGCAACAACCTGACCTTGGCCGGCAACTTCAACACCGTGGCCTGGTCTGCGGTGGCGGGGGCTGCGCGGTACAACGTGTACAAACAGCGCGGCGGCAGCTACGGCTACATCGGGCAGACGGTCGCGCTCAACTTGGTCGACGACAACGTCTTGGCCGACACCAACAAAACCCCGCCCGAAAACATCATCACGCTCAACACTGGCGTCGGCGAGTACCCCGCCGCGGTCACCTACCACGAGCAGCGCCGTTTCTTCGCGGGCACGACAAACGACCCGCAGAACGTGTGGGCCACCAGGAGCGGAACCGAGTCCAACCTCACGTCGTCCCTGCCCAGCCAAGACGACGACGGCATGGAGTTCAGGATCGCCGCGCGGCAGCAGAACACTATCCGGCACTTGGTGCCGCTGTCCGACATGCTGGCGTTAACGGTGGGGGCCGAGTTCCGCGTCTTCGCGGACAACGCCCCTGCCATCACGCCCACCTCTTTGTCGGTCAAACCGCAGGGGTACAGCGGCGCGAGCGACGTGCAGCCTGTCGTCACTTCGGGCTCTGTGCTCTACGTGCAGGCTCAAGGGTCCCGCCTGCGCGAGGCGGCGTACAACTGGCAGCAGAACTCTTTCGCCAGCATCGACATTTCGATCATGGCCCCGCACCTGTTCAACGGGTACACGATCTTGGACATGGCCTACGTCCGAGCGCCGGTGCAAGAGGTGTGGTGCGTGCGCAGTGACGGCGTTTTGCTGGGCATGACCTATGTGCCAGAACAGCAGGTCTACGGCTGGCATCAGCACACCACGGACGGTGTTTTCGAGTCGGTGTGCGTCATCAGCGAGGGCAGCGAAGACACCCTCTACGCCGTTGTCAGGCGACAGATCGGTGGTGTTGACTACCGCTACATCGAGCGCCTGCAGTCTCGCATTTTCACTGATCAGGCAGACGCGTTCTACGTGGACAGCGGCTTAACCTACGACGGCGCAGCCACCAGCTCGATCAGCGGCTTGTGGCACCTTGAGGGCAAGACCGTCCAGGTACTGGCCGACGGCGCGACGCACCCGGATAGGGTTGTGGCCAGCGGCGGCATAACGCTTGAAGCGCCGGCGCTGGTTGTGCAGGTTGGCCTTGGCTACACATCTGATCTGCAAACGCTGCCACTGGCCGTTGAAGGTGCGCCAGCGGGCGGGCAGGGAGCGATGAAGAACGTGAACGGCGCGCGCATGCGGGTGACTCAGTCCTCCTTGGTCAGCGCCGGCCCTTCCTTCAGCAAGTTGACGGAGTACCCGGATCGGGCAGTCAGCGACAACTACGACACCCCGCCCGCGCTGCGGACCACCGAGCTGCGGTTTGCCGTCTCTCCGAGCTGGAACAGCGACGGAGCGTTGTGCGTGCGCGTCGACAAGCCGGTCCCCCTCACCGTGATGGCGCTGGTGCTGGATGTCGCAACCGGCGGTTGAGCTGAGGCACCCGACGCCAGAGGACTGCGAGGAGCTGGCGACCAACATGCGGGCGCAGGACGCCGCCGAAATGGCGGCCCTGGGCTTCACCGATCTGCGCCAAGTTGTTTGGTCTTGTGTCGCGGACTCTGTGTGGTGCGACGCGGTCCTGGTCGATGGGCGCTTGGCCTGTATCTTCGGCCTTGGCGTGTCGTGTACGGCCGTCGCTTCTTTCGGCTCGCCGTGGATGCTTGGCACCCCCTTGGTCCCCAAGCACCGGCGTATCCTTGCCCGTCTCGCGCCAGGCTACATTGCGAAGATGTTGCAGGGGCACCCGCACCTCATCAACCGCGCGCACGCCAAGAACACCTTGGCGGTTGCGTGGTTGAAAAGAGTCGGGTTCACCCTGCACACCCCCACACCAGTCGCCCCAACAGGGGCGTTGTTCCACACCTTCGAGAGGCGTGCAAATGATTCTCGCTGAGTTGGCTGCTGGCGCGTTGAGCACCTTCTCCGTGGAGAAAATTCAGGCGCTGGAGCAGGAACTGTCAAGGCTTCCCCAGCTGACACCAGAGCAAAGGCCCGTGCGCCACATCTTCGCGCCCGGCGTGTACTTGCGTGAGATTTTCTTGCCCGCCGGCGTCTGCGTCACCGGCAAGATTCACCTGTACGACCACGCGGTCATGGTGCTTGGTGACGTTTCGATCTACAGCCAAGACGGAGGTTTGGTTCGCGTCACCGGATGCGAGACCTTCGTGTCGTCGGCTGGCGTCAAGCGGGCCGTCGTCACGCACTCCGACACCTGGTTCACCACCGTGCACCCGAACCCAACCAACGAGCGCGATCTCGACAAGCTGGCCGCGATGTTTACGGTTGACGATTACGCGCAACTGCCAGGAACGCTTCAATGAGCTATTTCGTCATGGGGGCCGCTATAGCCTCTGCACTGGTCGCGGCTCGCGGGGCTTACGTTCAGGGTCAAACAGCCAAGCAGATCGGGCGCAACAACCAGATCGCGGCGGAGCAGTCGGCCGTCGATGCGCTGGCCCGCGGCGAGAAGGACGCCCAAGCGGTACGCCGCAAAGGCGACCAAGTTCTAGGCGCGCAGCGTGTGGCGCAGGCGGCCAGTGGTCTCGACTTGTCTGTCGGCACTGCGATGGGGCTGCAGGAGCAAACTTCGTTCTTCAGCCAGGA